CTAAACACATTACACATCATGGAAATCTAGTCTCCATACTAAAGTTCATACCTAATTTATCATTTCTGATTAAAAAATCTTCACTTAAAGTATGTAAACTTTCTATATAAAGAAAATCATTTAGTTCATCACCTTGTAATCCACCTTTAGGTATCCAACTATTCAAGTAATCTACTTGTTGTTCAACAGTTAACTGTAATTGTGAATTTTTTAATTCTTTATGATTACCTCTTAATGATGTAAATTTATTTTTCCAGTTAGGTCGTCTATGATGTTTATAACCTGCTAACAATTCATCGCCACCATCACCTGTAAGTGTCACTGTAATACCATTATCTGATAAAAATTTGTTTGTTTGAAAATAACTAGAATAACTTTTACCTTGTCTAGGTTCTTCTAAACAATAAATTGCCTTTTCAAAGTTATCTATCCAACTATCTGATGTTGTAACTACATCTTTAAAATTAGATTCATATAATTCAGCTAGTTTTTTTGCTAAAATAGAGTCTTCATTATAAACATTTGATTCATTTAAAAAACTAGTAGAAAAACAATTTGATTTTATGCCCAATGATTTTAACTCGTATAATATAGATGAGCTATCCATTCCACCACTTAAAAATAATCCTATTTCTCTACGACCCATTTGAGTCATTTTCACTGCTTCATTTAGTTTTTCTGGTATGAGTGATAATATATTATCTCTACTAAATTTACTATTAAATTTTAAATGTTCTATATGTTTATTATTAATGTTAAATTTATTTTCAGATTTTGTTTTTAAATTTATAATTTTAATTTCACCAGGTATTAATTTGTTTATTTGTTTAAACATAGTTAGATAACCTGCTACTAAACCTGAATTATAATAATGTGAAAATGCTTCTAAATTTACTTTTCTAGGAACGCCTAATGATAATAAACTTTTTATTTCAGATGAAAAGGCAAATGTGTTATTAAAATTTGTATAGTAAAAAGGTTTAGAGCCATTACTATCTCTAGCAATTATCAAGTCTTTTGTCTTTTTATTATAACAAGCAAAAGCAAACATACCATCAATTTTATAAAGGAAATCTACACCATACTTTTCAATACCTTTTATTAATACTTCAGTATCATTATTTGTTTTTAAATCAAACTCTTTTCCTAATTCTTTATAATTATAAATTTCACCATTATAAACTAAAACTAAATTATTATGAAACCAAGGTTGATTTGAATTACTTACTATATCTGTAATAGATAATAGATTATGACCTAATGTAATATCATCATCATTCCATTTTCCATTTCCATCAGGTCCTCGGTGATGAGCCGCTTCGATCATTTTAACAATGTCTAAAGGTCGTTTATCTAATATACCGTGAATAGCACACATTTTAATTTCTCAACACGTAATTTTTTTCTGTTTCACTTAACTTATAAGTCATAGTATCATCTATTTTTAAACCGTAAGATTGTAATAATTTTAAAGTTTCTGTTTCATCTTTATTTTCTGTTAGTTCTATTAATATTGATTTACATTTTTTTATTATGTCTATACCACCTGCGACTACAGACTTTTCTAAACCATCTACATCTATTTTTATATAATCTGGTTGAGAAATAACTTTAGAATTAACTAAAAAATCTAATCTATAACCAACACAACCTTGTTTAATTTGATTTTCTATATCTAAGGCAAAATCATTATGAGATTGTCCAGGCACCATTGACAATAAACTTAAATATTCTATGGAGTTTTTATTATTTAATGCTATATTATAACCCATAATTTTATCAGATAATTTATTTAAATAAATGTTTGTGTAAAGTTCAGCAAAATTTAATGCTTGTGGTTCAAACGCATAAACTTTATGACCTTGTTTAGCAGCATATAAAGAATATACTCCTATGTTGGCACCGACATCTACTAATACACTATTAGGTTCAAAAGAATTAATCCATTCTAAAGTTTTTGGTTCTTTTGTATAAAAAGATTTTATTCTTTTATTAATTACTCTGCCTATATTATGAAATTTTATGTTTGCGACTTCTTCATAATCTATTTCATAATCTGTTTTTGTGCCAGATATGTTTTTTATTATTTCTTTCATTTTAATATTATAACATTAAATAATTGTCTATGTAATTTATCGCTTTTAACTTCGGTTACACCGTGCCAACCTTCAGGAACATTTTTAAATAATAACGAACAATTACCTGTTACAGGATATGACATAGAGTTTTTAAAATTTTTTATTTCAGGATTCATTTCAGGTATCATTTTATCTTTATAAAATATAGTTCTTCCACCATATTCTTCTTTCCAACCTTTAGGCATAAAGTAAAATAAATGTGAAGCATATTTGCCTACACTATCAACGTGTGGCGAAACATCTAAACCTCTTTGTGTTCTATGAAAATCAAATCTTAATTTAAAATCATTAATTTGTAATATATCGCAAATCCATTCTTTATATTCTTTACTTTGTAATTCAGCAATCAAAGTTTGCCAAACAAAAGGCAAATCATTTACATTTACAATAAAGTTATCAAAATAAGGACTTTCTTTTTGTGTTGTTACACACATAAAACGTCTTACGTGAGGTCGTTGATTGTGTTTTCTTGTATGTGGTTTTTCATCTTTAAATAACTTATCATCAGGAAATTGTTCTAACAAAACATTATAATCTTCATCACTAACAAACTTTTCAATATGTTGATGAGGATTAAATCCTTGATGATTATAAAATGTATCTAAAGTTTTATACTGTATCATTATTCCTTTCAAATACTAAACCTCTATCTTTCCAAAACTCTCTTGTCATAGTTGATTTTTGTTTAGATATATCTGTTAAATCTTTTCTAAAAGTAAAGCCATATCTTTCAAATAAATCTAACCAATATGGTTCTTCTTCACAATTGACGTGATGATGACCTGGTTTTCCTGGTTCTGAATAAGTAACAAAAACATATTTACCAGACTTCATTAATGACATCCAGTTTTCTTCATACTGTTTTTCTACGTGTTCTACAAATTCACAACACCAAATCATATCAACATTTGTTTTGATATTAAATTTTCCTTTAGTGAAATCGTGTAGTTCAAATAATTCAGGCTTATCCCATTTGAGTGTAAAATCGCCATCAACACCTCTTGCGTCAAAACCTAAATTATGTGCTTCATACACTTGTCCACCAGGTCCACAACCAATATCTAAAAAAGATTTACAGTTTAATTCATCTCTAGCATAAGTTAATATACCTGTATCTATGTGTGTTCTACCTTTATGTCCGCCTAGGTAGTGAGGTAATTTATTCATAAGTTAACATCTCCTTTATAATTTCTAAATGTTCATTTGTTCCTATTTCATTTAAAGTAAATTCTGTGTGTGCCATTTCATTATACCATTCTTTCATTTCTTCAGGTGTACAATAATGAATATTCTCTATATTAGATAAATTATTATTTTTCAATTTATAACCAAAATTTGCTTTGTTTGTAAAGCAAGGTATACCTAAAAAAGTTAATTCAAAAATAGATGTACTATTATCTAACACAGCACAATATATTTTATCTGCTAAGTTTTTAAAAGATAATTTATTCCAACCTGGTTCTAATTTATTATGTATTGTTTCATATTTTGAAAAATCTATCCTTGTATGTGGATGAGGTTTAACTATTATTTTTCTATTAGTATATTTTCTAATCTCATTATAAGTTTCTTCTACAAATTGATCTATTGGTTTTGTAGCAGTAGGATCGTTTTCTAATCCTGGACATATTAATATGTAACCATCTTTATTATTTTTCCATTGATGATTGTAAAATTGTTTACTTAATAGAGATTCATAATTAGGATTATTAATAAAGTATTTTTTTAATATATCTTTTTTAGGATTAGCAAATTTAGCTTTGCCGTATGTCCAATGATTTAATCCCATTCTGTAATAATAAGGTTTTTCATCTTTCCAATGAGATGTTCCTGAAATAGATTGTCTAATTCTACATAAAGTACCTGTTTCAAATACTATAATTTTTTTATTGATAGATTTACAATACTTCGATATAAAAGAATTGATAGTTTCTAACCACGCTTGTCGTCTATTTTGAGTGTCTGGCTGCCATTGTCTTTTAGGGTGTTTGCTTCCGAAAGTTCCAAAAAATAAAACTACGTCACAATTATTAATGTAATACAAATCTTTCATATTAATAACTTTGTTGTCATTATATTGTATAGGAATATCATAATTAAAAAAACCATTTTTTACAGTTAAAGCATCTCTCATTTTTGAGATTGAATTAGATTGTCCAAATGTGACCGTTTTTATCATTTATACTGATCCTTGAATTGTGGCAAACTTCTAGGATAATCAGTTCTACCCATATAAGTTTGTTTTATTAAATTATTTTTAGCCATTAAGTCTTTTACAAAATATCCTTCTATGTGTGTATAACCATTTTCTTTTGCCCAAATAACTCTTTTATTACCTGTATGTACAAGATTGCCTGGTATATACTGCCCGTTTTCATCTTTCGGCCAATTTTTCTCGTGTTGCCAATAATGTTTATCATCTGTAACAATTATCGGCCAAATCATACCGACTTTATCTATACTAGATTTAAAATTAGGATATCTTTTTTGTATCCATTTTTGGGACGGCAATAACATTAAATCTTTAATGTCAAATTCAATTAATTCTAAAGGTGTCTTACACTTTTTTATTGATCTCAATACTTTCATAACCACTTTTTGCTATATAATAACTATCTATAATATCAGTTACAGGATTGTTTAATTTATTCATATCAAATATTTTTTTTAAATCTATTTTAGTATCTTTTGTAAATTGTTCATACATCTTTTCTTTATCTGCGTTACCTTTGCCTGTAGCCATCTTTTTAACAACACTAGGTACAATAAGGTCATATGTAAGTTTACATTCAGACAATCTGTATTTGAGGATGCCACAATTTTCAGCGATTTGAAAAATGGCTTGTCCTTTTGAGCCGTAGGAATATCCTTCAATAAAGATTGATAATTCTCCACATATGTTTGAAATAGTGTTAATTCTGTGAATTGCCCAAGTAGATATGTTTTTAAATCTTTCAATTGGATCATTATATTCTTCGTGTTCATAACCAGTTATATTTTTATATACATTACCTAAATGTTTCTTTTTACTTGTTAGGTAGTAAAATTCACATTTACTAAACTCAAAACTTTCATCTGCTATACAAATAGCAGGACTTGTTAAACTATAATCAATCCCAATTATCTTCTTCGTTTGTCCAGATTTCGTCATCTTCTAAATCAACCACTTCGTGTCCACAAAACGGACAAGTTAATGGTTCTAAATCCTGTATATCTATATCCCATTCTACAGTATATTTAGTTTCACAATCGGAACAAGTTTTCTTTCTTTTCTCTATCATTATAGTTTGAATTTTTTAAACTGATCTTTTTTAACGTCTTGTTTAATACCACCAATTACATATGATTCTATTTCTGTTTCTTGTGGTGCGTTTTGTAGTGAACGACTATTTAACCAATGATCTACCCATGGTAGTGGATTAGTCTTTTGGTCGTACACAGGCGTTAAACCAATAGCTTTCATTCTTCTATTTGCCATATACTCTACAAATTGATGTAATAGTTTTTCTGATAGTCCTATCATAGAACCTTTTGAAAATAGATAAGTTGCCCAACGTTTCTCTTCCTGTAATGCGTCATCATACATTTGGTATACTTCTTTCTCACAATCTTTCATTACTTTTAACATCTCTTTGTCATTTTCTCTTTCACGCCAATTATTAATAATTGTTTGTGACATAGCAAGATGTTGTGATTCATCTCTAGCAATAAATGAAATAATCTTTGCTGATCCTTCTAATAATTTTAATTCACCAAACGCAAACGAACAAGCAAACGATACATAAAATCTTAAACCTTCAAGTATGTTTACTGTTACCATAGTTCTATACAGTTTCTTTTTTAATTCATACATATCAACTTTTTTAGAATCAATTGCCCACTGATAACCGTGGTTAATTAAATCATCATAAGTTTCTGTAATTGTTTTTGCTCTATTTTCAATCTTTTGATCTTGTATGATAGTATCAAAAACTTCAGATGGATCAGAATATAAATTTTTAATGATGTAAGTATAACTTCTACTATGAATGGTCTCTATAAAGTCCCAAGTAACAATACAGCCTTCTAATTCTGGCAAAGAACAAAAAGGTAAAAATGCTAAACAAGGTCCTCTACCTTGTACACTATCTAACATAGTTTGATATTTTAGATTAGATGTAAAGATAAATTTTTGTTGTTCAGATAAAGTTTGATAATCATTTCTATCTTTTTGTAAAGACACTTCTTCAGGTCTCCAAAAATAACCTAACTGTTGTTGATTTAGTTTATCAAAGACAGGATATTTCATATTATCATATCTTTGTACGGCTAAATCTGGACCAAAAAACATCATCTGTTTTGTTGCGTCTAAATTTTTATCTTTATTAAATACACTTTTTGCCATTTAGTATTACTTATCCTTTTTCATTCTTATAGGTTTAAGACCAGTTTCTCTATTTAAAAACTTATAGTCTATTTTGACAACATCAAAATCTTGCTTTATCTTTTCAGCAATTTTATATGGATCAAAATCAGCACAACTGTACACATCAAATTGTACTAAAGCTGGCACTGGCTCATCCCATACGTGAATAGCAATATGACTTGTTTCAATTACTGCTACTCCTGTTATGCCTCTATTACCTTCATTATTACAATAAGCCACATAAGGACCTAACATAATTTTCATAGTAATAGATTCAATAAATTCTTTTAACCATTCTGTTAACTTCTCTACATCTTTTGGTGGATTGTTAACTTCAGCACGAACAATTAAGTGCTTATGAATTAGTAAGCTATTTTTCATCTTTTACTCCGTAGAAAAACTCCGTTTCATCTCCAAAGGTTTGTTTTACCTTATCTTCTACGGAATACTCAATAGAAGAAACTTTAAAATCTGGAAACTTTAAAGTCTTCGGTGTATATGATTTATCTAAAATCAACA